TCGATCTGATCCTCGAGATATGTGAGCGCTGCGTTAATGCCTTGACTCATCGGGCCTTACCTTTAATTTTCTTGGTGAGCTCAGCCTGCACTGCTGACACTAGCACATTCACATCGCGAGGAGATAGGCCGAGAAACTCGCGCTCAGCATTAACGTCATAACCATAATGACGAACATGAGCAGCGAGGCCGATGATAAAGCGGCTTGCAGTCGCATCGAGCACTACTAGATTCTGCATAAGCGCGCCTGACAAGGTGAGGTCAACCAAAGCGCTTGAGCCAGCACCATGCTGCCTGCTCTCTCGCTTATATTGATCATAACCACCAGCATAAAACACAGTGCGACCGGTGCGCGACTTGCGCCCACCTTTAGGCTTTAGGCGAGCTCCTCTGAGAGGGATATAGATTGGCTGAGTCGAGTACGGTGCAAACTTGCGCCCATCTGCATCGAGGCCCTGCGACGTACGCAGCTTAATGGCTGCGAGCGTATTCTGAGCGAGGCGCGCAGAGTCTTTGGCAGTCCATAAGCTTGAGGGCAGATTCAGAATGATGCGCGCAGCCATTTAGTGCCTCATGCCTCGAGTCGGTGTAAAGGTCTGGTCGTATTGGGTCTTGCTGTAGCTGCGCCATGATGCGCGCATGTCTCTAAAGCTGCCGCCTTTCTTGGCGATGTCGAGCTCTCCCTCATCGACTATGTTATCGCCATCTCGATCGAGGGCGAGTGAGCGCAGGCTGATGTCGAGGAGCTGCATGCAGCGCTCGCGCATAGCGTTGGCTGTATCGAGCTGATTGATCGCCTCATAGACTCGAGCGGCTGTGCAGTATGCGTGAGCATTTGCAAAGCTCTCAGCATTAAAGACTTCATCCTCGGTGACATCGACCTCATCTTTAAGATGATCTCGAATCATGAGGATGATCTCCTGCAGACTGGCATCGATCTGAGGCGAGAAGCTGCTCTGTCTCCTCGGGATCATATCCGCGAGCTGTGGAAATTGCCCGACGAGATCATCATGCGAGAGCCCGGTATCAAATGGGCGAGGAGTGATTTTGAGCAGGCCCTTTGCGAGGCGCTGCTCTGTCTGCTGTCCGAGGTCGAGTGTATAGCTGACCTGCCAGGGATAATACCCAGTTGTGTTAGTGATCGAGCTTGGAACAGTCGCATAATACAGACCAAAGACAAGCAAGGCGCTCTCGCTTAGGTCAATCTCTCGAGGTAAGGGCTCAGCTAAGATCGCAGTTGTGCCGACCATACGCACGACAGTAACCGAGTAAATCGTATCGCCATCGGTAACGAGATGAGCCTTGATCTGATCAGCCTGCAGCGCTGTGGCTTGGCTGTCGACTGTGAGGGTGCGTCGATCATTACCGATCGCTGATACAGTCGCATTGGCTCGAGTCTGAGTCATGACCACAGCTGAGGAGCTGCCGACTGTGAGCGATGGCGCTGAGCCGAGAGGCCCAGGCGCAACCCACTCAAACACCATCGCCTGACTTGTAATCGATTTAATCATCTCGCGCCTCCTGCGTTGGCTCGGTTGATGTCTTGAGCTGTGGCCTTTGTAAGGTTAGCAGCATCAAAGAAACTTTCGGTGATAGGCGACCAACTATGTCGGCAGTTATAACCGCCACCATAGGTTTTGACCGGCAGGCCCTGCCCATTATTAAGCCGCCTCATCTGCTTTTCATCGACTACCTTATTGATGAGAGGTCGGCAAAAGTCACGAGTGACACCATCGCGAGGGCCTGTGTATAAATAAAGATCGAGCTCAAGCTCAGCAGCTGCCGAGGCTTGAGCGCTGCGCCCGACTGAGGCGAGCTGAGTGCGAGCGACTGTGAGCTGTCGACCGGTCGACTGCTCGAGGCGCTGTGCTAGTGGAGTAAGTGCCTGAGCCACAGGCACACCTACCGAGATTGCTTGCAGAGATGAGCGCACCGAGGCGAGCGAGTCTGGCAAGATTACATCATCAAAGACAGCCTCAGCCGCGCTGATACCGACCAACCCGATCTCGGGCATGTCTGCGATGTCAGCGCCTGCGACTATAACTTGCAGGGTGTCGAGCGCAGCATCAATGATGCGTTGCTCTGCCTCCATAAAGTCATCGACTGCGAGGCCGAGGCCCGAGCGCACGATGAAATCGAGCAGCTGCTCTCGAGGTAGTGAGAGGAGCTGCTCAGCTGATGTGAGCTCAAGCGCGCTGCGCAGGTTGCTCACCATCTCTCGCTTTGCGAGTTTGAGCGCGAGCGCCATCTGCCGCTCGGCTCTTACCTCTGCCTTTAGCTCTTTGACCTTAGCGAGAATAAGGTCGCGCTGTGGCCCTGGTGGTAGCTCACGCGCCTGCGCGCTGAGATCATCGACCGCTAATTGATCAGCGTCTTGTCTCTCAGCGAGCAGGGTTGCATGAGGTCGACCACATGAGCAGAGCACTATACCTCAGCGTCTTAGAGGCAGTCAGTCAAGACGAAACCGAGGTTGCCATCGATGACCTTGATGAGGTTGCTCTCATCGGCCCAGACGTTGCGACGAGTGAGGTCGAGAGCGTCATACTGCCCGGCCTTCATGTCCTCAAAGGTCATGTTAGCGGCAGCGATCGGCATCATTCGCACGCCCGACTTGCTCTGCACAGCATCGCTGCCATGCAAGATGCCCATAAAGAGGCTGTCGTTTGTCCAGATGTAACCCTCTGAGCTAGTCGCGCCAGGGACTGCAGTATCTTGGCGAGCTGCACCGACGAGAATATTAGAGATGCCGAGGATATCGCGCAGGGTGCTGATGACAGCCTCATCGCTAAGGATAAGGTTACCGCTCGCGACACCATTAGGAGTCGTGCCTGCCTGAAAGTAGCCGCGCAGCTCAGGAGAGCGAGCGAGCGCCCTAAAGAGAGTGCGACCCATGATGAGGCTGTCTGGGTTGATCCCATGCGCGTTCTCAAAGATGGTATCCTTGAGCTCATGCAGGTAACTGAGAGGCTCAGCGCCTGCAGCGTCGAACTTGCCGCCAAACTGAGCAGTTGAGGTCGCAGTATTAAAGTTAGCGCCATCAAAGAGGACATCAGCAGCGCGCTTCTCGCGAGCAAGCTTCATGACGCGCGCGACCTTCTTGACAATCCGCGCCTCCTCAGAACCAGGGTACTGAGAGTCGATGATGTCCTCCATCGCGATGCTGTCCTCGGAGCTGTAGATCTCGCACTTGTAAGTCGTGCTAGTGCGATCAAAGCCACCGATGCGAGCACGAGATGAGCCCGGAGCGCGCTGCAGGTCGAGGCCTGCGCCTGCGCCCATAAAGTTTCGAGATGTCTCGAGCAGGAGAGTACCAGAGCGCTGAGGCACTTTGACATTCTCAAGGACGCGATCAGCAATGAGCTGATTATCGGATGGGACTGCCTCAGCGACAAGGTTTGTTAAGATCTCGTCGACTGGGTGAATGTTACGATATGAACTAGCCATTTTAGATCACCTCCTATTTAAGCGAGTGGGGCGAGGCCGCGCTGAAAGACGATCGAGAGCTGATCGTTTGCAGAGGCGCTGAGCTGGTTGATGTTGGGTAGGCTGAAGCCGACTGGGTAGTGAGTCGAGGCTGCCGCCTGCACAGCGCCTGCAGTCGTAACTGCGAGCACAGTGTCTGAGGTCAAGGTGAGGCTGCCGCCTGCGATCACCCGAGTCTCGCCTGAGACAACGACATCGACAACATCACCGATAGAGCCAGCGCGCTGCGCGACACCGATGATGGTATTAGCTGTGGGATCTGATGCGACTGCGATCTTGCCTGCGCTATCAATAGCGACCAGCGCGAACTCAGTAACAGCAGAGGCGCACACAAATGACTTGATGAGCTGATTCATGCTGATCACTCCTTAGTTAAAGACGCTGTTGTAAGCGTCTGGGTTGGTATCACGATAAACATTAAGGGCCTCGCTGAAGCTGAGATTCTTCTCGGCTGCGAGTGCCTTGACCTGCTCAGCGAGCGTTGCCTTATTGAGCTCAGCGCCTGAAGCGCCATGCCCGATCTCAGCGAGAGGTACTGCACTTGATGTCGGTCGATCGCTAAACATCTGCCAGAACTCAGGCATCTGCTCGCGCACGTCCCAAGCGCGTTGCGCTGCGCCCTCCTCAGATGGTGCGACCTTGCCCTCACGCAGGAGAGCTGAGACAGCCTCACGACGCTCGACATCGCGCTTCTCAGCCTCAATCACCTCGAGGCGCTCTGAGAGCTTTTGATTCTGAGTACGCAGCTGCATGACCTCAGCGAGGACATTGGGCGCAGCCTCGCTGAGCTGTGCAGGCTCGCTCATCTTGCGCTCTTTGTCATAACCGAGCTTCTCAGCCTCAGCCTTATCATCCTCAGAGGGCTTCTCTGCCATCTCCTCAGACTCATCATCCTCGAGCTCGCCTGCGAGCTTGGCCTCAGCCTCGCTGCTCATATCTTTTAACTTTTGCTCGAGCTCTTTGACCATCGCATCTTTCGCAGCGAGGGCAGCTCTGAGCTCATCGACTGACATGGCATTCATATCCATAGTCTCTTGCTCCTGTTCGTTTAGAGTTACCCGATCGATCTTGCTGTGCGATTGGGCTGGTCTGGGTGTAAGAGTGATGGCGAGCAGCTGAGCATCGCCCACCTTATCGCCACCATCTCGGGTAAATATCTCGCCATGCAAATACTCAGGTGATGACCACAGGACACCACCAGCATCAGCAACGACTTTAAGGCCTCGCTCGTTATATGCAGGCACTGCATAGAGGCCATCAGAGCGCAGGTCGAGATCGACAATCATGCCGAGCGCATTACCCGACTCAGGTGGTGCAGGTGTGCCACCACTAAAGGGCGAGGTCGCGTGCTGCCAGTCGATGATGACTGGGTCGCTATCCCTGCGCTCATAGTAGACTCGGCACATCTCATTAAGGAGCTCCTCAGAGACAGGAGCGCCAATAGCCTCGCCATTCATGCGACTGCTCACCTGGCCGAGCGCCAACGTCTTGAATGGCTTGCCGATGGTAAGGCCCTCGGGTACCTCATAAGATGGGCGCTCGCTGAGCTGTACTGCCTCGCCATAGGCGCGCAGAGTTGTCTTTTCATCTGCTGCATTCATCTGCTTAACCACCTTTCGAGCCCAAGCGAAACCGGCATCGCCGCCCCAACCATCCCAAGCCTGTCGACCTTTGCCATACTCATCCCAGGTCGAGCCCTGCTTATCGACCTCATGCCGAGTAAAATAAGCGAGCATCCTGCGTACAGTCTCAGGCGAGAGGCGCACGCCATTGATCAAGTCGCGAGCTCGAGCGATGCCCACTGAGGTCATGCCGCGCTGGCTCTGTGGCTTCTGCGCCCGACGGCGCAGAGCGCGCTCGGCTGCCTTGCGTGCGCTCTTGGGTGGCTTGAAATCAATATGATCGTATTTCTTAGGCGCGAGCTGTTGCGCCTTGCGCTTAATCTTTAGCACTGCGTCGCCTCCTCGCAGCCTCAGCGAGCGCAGCGATGCCACTACTTGCGCTTACTGTTCTCTCGATAGCTGATCGCTGTGCCTCCTCGGGTAGATCGCCAGCTCCTAGACGCTCCCTTATAGCGCGCTCGAGCTCGTCGTCTGGTGTCAGCAGCCCTGCTGTAACGAGCTGAGGCAGCATAGCGAGAGACTCTGCGAGATCGTCGGTGTCGAGCCCGGTGTGAGTGAGGCGAGGCAGCTTGCTTGGATCGATTGGGCCGTAATTCCATCGGATCAACCTTCCTATGGTTCCCCCACCGCGCCTATCAACCCCAGACACAGCAGAGGCCACAATATCGCACAGATTGATAGCAGCTCGTCGAAACACACTTAGATGCACCTCACCTACTGAGCGCGAGCCTGTGTCAGTTATGCCGAGGTTGGCAAACTGAGCGAGGAAAGCCTGCGAGATTTGATTATCGCATTCTTTAATAATGTCGAGAGGGCCCTGCGCGTAAAGGTTAGGCGAGCTCGCATACTGATCAAAGCTTACGACAGGATTATCGACAAGATAACTCTGCTCGGCTGAGAGGAAAGCTTGAGCCTGCGCCTCAGCGTCATCGATCATCGCATTGATATCTGAGTCGGTTAGACCATGAAGCTCAGCGACTGAGCGATCGACCTTAACTCGAGGAGTCGGCACAGCCCATCGGTCGACACCGACGCACATTAGATTGCTCACCTTTTGCTTAGTGCGCCACCACCACCAGACAGGGCGCAGCATGCCCGAGCCCTCAAAGTTTGAACCGGTGCGATTCAAGGTGAGGAGTAGAAGCTTGTTTGCTGGTATCGGCTCGGGTGTGCGCCCGACACCGACCACCTGCTGCATAACGCCATCGAGCTGCTGATTATCTCGAGAGAGCCATCGCAGATGCGCGCTCGGCTCACGATCAGCATAGAGGTCGAGCCACACTCGAGTATTGCCATTTTCATCGGGGCCGACTCGGTAGAGCTCCTCGGCATAGCGATAACCGAGCGGAACAAACTCGAGCATATAGCTAAGCTGTTCTTCCCAGCTCAAGCTTGTCTGCCCTGCATAGCCATCGAAGCCGAAAGCCTCATTTGCAAAGCGAGCGAGCTCGACTGCGATCGGGTCGGTTTCATCAGTACACTCAAAGCGCCAAGTCGCAGAGAGTAGAGTCTGCCTCAGCATGTGCCATGAACGACGCACGACTGGGTCGGTGCGTAGCATGTCCTCAGCCTCGCGCACCCAGTTGAGCCCGGTTAGCTGAGCGTTACGCTCATAGCCTGAGATCATGCCACCGCTGAGCTGCGTACCGCTTATACCTCGCACAGAAAAGCGAGGATGCAAGGCGCGCATGTGGCGTGG